AGTCCATCATCAATGCGACGTGAGCTGCGGTCAGGTATCCGTGGGATCTTAACGCCCCACTTATGATTATGTTCCATCCCTCTGCAATGCGGTCATGGTTTTCGAAAGCGTCCCCGTAGTCTTTTGCACGAGGTCCGTTAACTAATTTCTCTGCTGCTTCTAGTAATTCTTTCCTGTTCATAACATGTACCTGTATTTGTTTCCTGTTAAAACGATATAGAGATTATGTCGTGCTCTTGTTACGCCGACATAGAATGCTCGATGCTCATCATCTGGGTGATCACTGTTCACACATGCAGCGGTAGACTTATCCAACACCACACAGTTGTCATCCTCTCCACCTTTCATTGCGTGAAACGTTGAGACTTTGATACGGGGTTTAGAAGTTAGATCCTCACCTCTACGATAAATCGCTTCGATGTAATCTCGTTCCTTGTAACTTACTTTCAGTATGTCATATGCCGCGTGACTCGCATCTCGGAGCAAACCAAACTCATCCAGAAGTGTGTCCATGTCTACTTCGTCCTCGGGAGTCAACACCTCCAAAAGTTTTGAGGCACCTCGTTTAACAACGGCATCTTCGCCTTGCTTGGGTACAGCAGCGTAAAGTCTTTTGATTCGTTCTGTATTGATCTTCTTGCCTTGGCACAGATCATCCCAAGTCATCATGTTCTCAACCAGTTTCTCTGAGATGCTAGGTCTGCCTTTGATAGAATATTTGAAACCAGAGTTTCGTAGGAAAGATGCAACGTCCCTGACATATCTATTTGTTCTTGCCATGATCGTCCAAGACCCTTCGTTCAAAGGTATCTGATCCATGTAATATACATATTCAACGGTGCCTAATTCATCACGAGGATCAAACTTCTTTTCAATACGCCCATCAATACGGTTGGCTATACTAGCTGCTAGTTCATGAACACGTCTTGGAATGCGATACGACTGTGTCAGATACTCAACATTACCAGAGCTTTGGATAAACAGGTTTACGTTTACACCAGTCCAACGGTGCACAGCTTGGTCGTCGTCGCCTGCGATAATTATCTTATCTGCACATTCAGACATGCCTTTGACCATCTCCCACTGTAGCGGTGTGAAGTCTTGTGCCTCGTCCACAAACAAGTAATCTAGGTTTGGATACTCACCCAGTTCAATGTACCGTTCGATCATGTCGATAAAGTCTACCTTGCCAGTGGTTCTTTTGTATTCTTGCAGTGTCTCTTGAAACTGTACCGCCTTGGCGTAGAACAAAGTAAAGTTGTTTGTTGCGCTGAACTCATCTTCCAAACTAACCATGCGATACCTCGAACGGCTGTCCATCTGTAGGTAGTCTTGACCCGTGCCTCCTAAATTAGGAGTTCGCATCCCATCGTCTAGATCTATCTCGTCCTCTTTCTCAAACGTCAGACCAATAGGTTCTCCGATGGCTTTGTAGTCTGCAAGTTTCATTACATCCTCGGGCTGCAAACCCAGACCATGAAACCCAAGGGAGTGACTAGTTCTCATAAACGGAAAGTCTTTGGACTCTAGATTAAACTGTGAACACGCACGGGTAATCATCTCCTCAATGGCTTTTCTTGTAAAAGATATCACACCTATACGAGAAGGATGCACTCCGCTTTGCAACGCCTCTTCTATCTCTTGGATCAATCGATAGGTCTTACCGCAACCTGGAGGTCCAAGTATTAACTTACTATTCTGTATCATACTCTTTGCCTCTTGGTCTGGTGTTTACCCAGTCTTCTATTTCAGACAAAACCCAACGACTCGATGATCGCTTGTTGTCTTCTGGCCCCAGAACTATGGGCTTTGGAAAACTGTCTGAGTTTTGTGATAGCTTGTAGACGTAAGATCGTGACACACCCAATAGATCTGCCACCTCACCCACTCTCAAAAGCCTATTAGAAGGGGATGTCATTTTCGAACTCCTCTTTTCCTAGTGTCATTTCTCCCTCGTCAAATGCAGGTATCCACCAACAACGTATGGTGCTTCTTACTTCACCCTTTGGTGTCCTCTTTACAATCGCTTGAACTGTACTGTCACCACCAAGATCACGAATCATCTGTATGATCTGCGCTCTGGTATGACCAGTAAATCTGCGTTGATGCAGAAACTCCAAGAGTCCAGGCAACGTGAACTTAGTAATTCCGGCATCTGTCCATGGCTTGCCCATCTCCATTTCTTCTGGAGCCAGTGCTCTGATATGACTTGTACAATATGTTTGCATGTGTTGTTTAAATTCTCCTGCTACAGTCAACTCCTCGGGCACATCGAGGTATGTAGCATTTTGCATAAGTGTGTTGATAGTTTGTTGCCACTTCTGTGGCTTCATAGTCGGAGGCATAAAATTCTTTTGCTCCATACAGGCACGTTGCCAGAGCGTTTGGTTCTGTAACTGCTCCGTGCTTAACTGTAACCGCTGACCGTTTACATCCATAAAATACAAACGTGGTTCTGATAACATGATACTCAGGCCATCAACACGAGGTGCATCCGGCGCATCTCCTCCGATACCAAACTGCTGTTGAGCACAGACCGTAGGATCGCAGTGGCTTTTGAACGGCTCGTCTTTACATGTATATCCGTATTCTTTTTTCTCATGTTGCTTGATTGTATTTGTTACCTCTTGCGAACTCAAAGGTGGATTGAACATCGCCCTGTTCATCTCCTCCGCTTGTTGTTGCCAGTGGTCTGGGTTGCTAAGTTTCGCATACTTGCACATCATAAACAGCAACTTGTTCCTTGGTTCTGATTGAGGTCCGTCTGCAAATATATGTTTCAAGCATGGCGGCCCCTTGGGAAATATCTCCCTGGGCTTAGACATCTGGAGTGCTTCAAGGTCTGCAAGGCTAGTCTGCTTCTTGTCTATCGCATCAAGGAACTCATCCAGTTCCATGGCCTCAACCTTGCTGTTGAAACAATACCGTTGTGGCATCTCCGCATTGAAGTATGGCATGTTGATAAAGTTGCCCACATCTCCACGTTCCGTAATGATTGTGTCTTGCTTTGGAAAAATCTCACAACCGCTTTGTCCCAATGCAATCGACATCTCGGTAAGATACTCTCGCACCACTGCGGCTTGTTCAAACTCTTTGAGAAACAAATACAAATGTGCTCCACCAGATTTAGATCTGCAATGCAGCAGCGGAAGCTTCAGCTTCTGTATTTTGCTCTGCAAACTTTTGTGATCGAGGTCATAGATATCTACGTCCAACGCACCCCACTTGCACATGTTATCTTCATCAATAGGAATAGCACCAACACCATTGACCCCGTCAATGTGCTGCTGAACTAACTCTTCAGTAAGAGGTTCCCTGATTATTCTGCTCTGTGATTCTGCTTTACCGTTACGATTTGTGCGACCAACGACAGTTGTACCATGTGCGTTCTTAGCCCCCACAAAAGCGGCAAGCAGTCTTTTTGATTGTGACATAACTGCTCCAAATAAAAGAGGGACAGTATAGGAGAACTGCCCCTCTCAGACTGCTAGAATGGGATTTCGTCGTCCTTAACTTCCGCACTCTTGTCACCCGAGGTATCAGGAGTGGAAGCCCTCTCCTCTGGTGCCGCAGCCTTTACCTCTCCGTCCTGCACTGAAACGAAGAGAGCCTTTGCTTGTTGGTACAAGTCTGTTTCTTTTATGCGACCCTCTAATTGTACAGAGTAGTTCGCATATGACTGATCGTTTTTGTTTGTCTCTTCAACAGAAGACACACGCCAGATGTTTGCAAAGATAGGAAGCTTTACAACCTGACCAGTCTTTGGATGTTTTACTGTTTGCAAATTAATCTGTGACTTCCAACGACGGCTTACTTTCAATGCCGTGATCTTCATGTCCAAGACCGCAGGGTTCCACGCCCCATCTGAAGTTTCATACAACACATAGTAGTTGTCAGCTTTGACCATCTCATTACCGTTTGGAAGAAGTTCTTTGTTTCCCTCCCGAAC